GAATAAAATCTTAAAGCAAGGAGACAGCGAGCTTACTATATGTACTCACTCTCAAGTTGCACACATTGATGCCACCAACCTATAGGAGAACACATGAAGAACTCATTCAAGGACGTATATACATATGCTAGTCAGGCACTAGATATGATAGAACGTGAAAAGGATACTAATCCTAACTATAATGAATTAAAGAAACTACTAACCGATCAAGTCAACGAAGAACTACATGATGTCACCTATTCCACAGGATCTAGTAAATGAACAAGTTGAATTAGAGAGATCCCAAGTAAGTCAGGGTCTCAAGCGTCTCAACGATAATACATTTAAACTTGAGGACAAAAGCTATGCTTCAGCTACAGTATATGGTATTGCATCTATTGATACATTATTACCACGCTTAGTTGATAAAATCACAATAACTAACCGCCGCATACATGAAGGACACACAGGTATAGCATTTAAGGAGATACATAAGTATCTTGAAGGTTTAGAGCCGTTAGCTGCGGCTGCAATAGCTTGTAAGATCACATTCGACAAAGTGTTTAGCTTTAAGGAAGGTAGTAACTTTGCTGTCAATGTTTGTGACTCTATTGGTCATGCTATTGAGGATGAGTGTCAAATGAGACACTATGAGAATAAAGTACCTGCTCTACTAGCTACACTGAAAGACAACTATTGGCACAAATCCATAGGAACACATCAAAAGCTAGTGGTGATCAAGACTTTGATGAATCGTTATGATGTTCCTAAATGGGATGCATGGGGTAGATCTATCCGTGTGAAACTCGGAGGTTGGCTACTTCACTGTATCATGGAATCTAGTGGTTGGTTTCATGAGATGAATTTCTTAGAAAAAGGTCGTCGAGTTAAATATATATTACCAACTGCTGACTTTTTAGATATCAAGGACGAAGTGATGGCAACTGCTGAACTGTTCTCACCATTAGCTTGGCCGATGCTAGTGCCACCAAGGGATTGGAGCAACGAAGAACAAGGAGGTTATATTCTTAACGAGGTTATGTGTGGACATGAGTTAGTTAGAAGAGGCGACCGCCAGTGTATACAGGGAGAAACACCACTAGACTTTCTGAACAAGATACAGAAGGTCGGATATAAACTAAATCCCTTTATAGTACGAACTGCTAAGTTCTTACAAGAAAAAGAAATTAGTGTTGGGAAATTCCTCCCTATAATACATTATGATCTACCACCTAAACCTGTTGATATAGCTGAGAACAAGGAGTCTCGGAAGAACTATAGAAGACAAGCTGCCGAGGTATTGAATAGGCAAGCTCAAGAGACAAGGAGGTCATGTCGTACTCGTATGACTATGGAAGCGGTAGAGAAGTTTAAGGATAGGAAAGTATTCTATATTCCTTGGAGTTTCGACTATCGTGGAAGAGCATATCCTATACCTGCATTCCTTACACCGCAAGATACTGACTTTGGAAAAAGTTTAATTAAGTTTGCGAAGGAAGCAGAAGTTACACCTGAGTCTTACAAATGGTTAGCTTTTCAAGTAGCTACTTCTTATGGTCTTGATAAGCACACATGGCTTGAAAGACAGCAATGGGTAAGAGATAATATTTCCACAATAACTCGAGTTGCTGAAGATCCTATAGATAACTTAGGAGATTGGGAAGGAGCTGAAGAACCTTGGCAGTTCTTAGCAGCTTGCGAAGAGTATTATCATTGCGTTCTAAAGAAGGATAGATTAACGACTGGATTATGTGTAGCTACAGACGCTACATGTAGTGGTCTCCAGATTCTAGCTGGTTTAGCTAGGGACAAGTCGACAGCACAACTCGTCAATGTGTTGCCTTCTGATAGACCACAAGACGCTTATGCTGTAATAGCTAAGAAATCTAAACCTAATATACCTGAGGTCTTACATCCTGTCTGGGACAGGAAATGTTGCAAAAGAACAGTTATGACAATACCTTACAATGCGAAGGCGTTCAGTAACCGAGCATACATCAAGGAGGCACTCAAAGAAAAAGGTATAGAGGTAGATAAGGATGATCTCACAATAACTGTCAGAGCTGTCAGGGACGCAATGTCTCAGGTAGTTCCCGGTCCGATGTCTGTTATGAAATGGATAGAGGACGAGGTATCCAAAGCTATTAAACGAGGAGCTAAGGAATTACAATGGACTACACCATCTGGATTCGTAGTATCTCAACGTTTAATGAAAAAGAAAACTGAGATGATTGACCTTAAACTTTTAGGTCGTTGTCGATTAACTGTAGCTACTGGAGATGAAAAGGAAGTAGATAAAGTTAGACATAAAGCAGCAACTGCACCTAACTTAATCCATTCGCTAGACGCTTCACTACTACATTTAAGTGTTAAGAGGTTTAACGAACCAATTGCACTAATACATGATTCAGTTCTATGTCGAGCTACTGATATGTCTTTACTGTCTACTATAGTCAGGGAAACATATATGCATCTCTTTGCTGAACATGATTATCTAACAACCTTTGCCCAACAAATTGAGGCGGAGACTGAACCACCGATCATAGGAGATCTTGAACCGAGATCCGTGATTGATTCCACTTATTTTTTCTGCTAATGGCAAGAACAATTCACAAAACTGAAAACCCTGTAACCCTTGAGGGATTCCAAGCAATACTAGCACCTAGTAAGTTTGGCTATTCACTCTCGGCTGTAGTTGATAATGATGTTATCGACAAGTTAGAAAATGAGCGAGCTGAAGTCCTTAAATGGGCAGAGTCTAAGCTCAAAAATCCGAAACGCTCTACGCTTAAACCTGAGCCATGGGAAGAGGTTTCAAAGGATAAGTATAAATTAAAATTCTCTTGGAATGAAGAGACACGTCCTCCAGTAGTCGACACGGAGGGAACTCAACTTACTGATGTAAAAATACCTCTATATGCAGGATCTACTGTTAAACTGGGTTTCTATCAAAAGCCATATATTCTTAGGGACGGGGTTACCTATGGTAGCTCTCTTAAGTTGGTTGGTGTACAGGTTATCTCAGTAAAAGGTGAGGCAGGAGTAGATACAGGAGACATGGACGCTACTGAAGTAGCTGAGTTATTTGGTAAGTCTTCAGGATACAAGGCGTCTGATCCTAATATAGTTCCAGATACCGCACCTAGTTCTCTTGAAGATGACGACGAAGACTTCTAAATTCAAATCCAAGTTGGAAGAGAGACTAGCTACTCTCTTTACAACGCTTGGAGTCAAGTATGAATACGAGTCTGAGAAAGTCTGTTATACAATTCAGCACCACTATTGCCCAGACTTTGTACTTCCTAATCATGTATATTTGGAAGCCAAAGGTTATTGGGCACCTGCTGACCGCAGGAAAATATTAGCTGTAAAGAAAGATAATCCTGACATGGATTTACGTATGGTATTCCAAGCACCTTACAATAAAATAAATAAAAATAGTAAGACTACCTATGCAATGTGGTGTGAAAAACATGACATTCCATGGACAGCTTACCATGACATACCAATTGACTGGTTAACATGACCGAGAACGAGTTCGTAAGACATATACCTTGCGACAACTGTGGTTCATCAGATGCAAAGTCCTTGTATTCTGATGGACACACTTACTGCTTCGTCTGTCATAATGTCACGGACGGAGATAAACCTAATCACAATAACAGAATGCAAGGAGCCGTATACCTTACAGGATCAGCCGAACGGCTAAAAAAACGCAATATTTCTGAAAAAACTAACAAATTCTATCAGATACACATTGATGGTAATGAACTGAAGTTCCCTTACCACGATGAATCAGGAGTATTGAAGGGTATTAAAACCAAAACAAAGAAAAAAGATTTTCGTTATGAAGGAGTTTCCACTAATACTTTATTCGGTCAGCATCGCTTCCCTACTACTGGTAAACGTATTGTTGTTACTGAAGGCGAACTAGACGCTGCCTCATGTTATGAAGCTATGCCTTCATGGCCGATGGTCTCACTACCACATGGAGCCGCAGCAGCTAAAAAGGACATTCAAAAACAGATACCACTCTTTCAAGGTTATGAGGAAATTGTCTTATTTTTCGATAATGATGAAGCAGGTATTAAAGCGGCAGCCGAAGCGGCATCCGTATTACCTCCGGGAAAAACCAAGATAGCTCGTCTGGAAGCATACAAGGATCCTTCAGAAGCGTTGCAAGCCAACGACTCTGAGGCAATCAGGAAAGCTATTTGGGACGCTAAACCTTACCGACCAGATGGAATTGTCGAAGGTAAATCATTATTAGAATTAGTTACAACACCAACACCACCTGCAGATCATGAGTATCCATTCCAAGGACTTAATGAAATGCTACATGGCATTAGATACCAAGAGTTAATCACATCTTCCTT